CAAGAACAGGGCGTTACCCATCAACTAAAGATGGGCCAGGTGCAACATGGAATGGTGTGATAATGGACACCAATTCACCTGCACCTGATCACTGGTGGTACACGTTAGAACAAAAGATAAAACCAGCAGAGTGGACACACTTTATTCAGCCCCCTGCACTGATAGATATAACCAAAATTAAACCCCAGCAATATACCAGTTGGATGAAAAAATGTGTCGCTGATAAACATCTACATAAACGCGTATTAAAAAAGTTATTTATTGCCAATGAACATGCCGAAAACGTAGATAACTTAAAAAAACAAAACGATGCAAATGGTTATCGGTATTACTTTAAACAAATCACTGAGGCCAGCGACATAAACACAGTTCGCGCCAATATCTTAAACGAATACGCCATTGTCAGAGCAGGTAAGCCAGTGTACGAAAATTCATTTAGCCAAGATTGGCATATCTCTAAAGATAAACTCATACCGGTTAAAAACAGACCCATCTATGCGGGCCTCGATGGTAAACGTAACCCTGCATTTATTATTGCGCAAGAAATGGCAAACGGTCAGTTGCGTATTTTAAAAGAGATCATAGGCGAAAATATTGGTCTTAGGCTGTTTTTAAAAGAAATCGCTAAACCCATATTGCGCGAAATGGGCATTAAGCCTGGTCAAATACAAGGTTGGATAGATCCCTCCGGTGTAGCCCGAGATTCAACCGAAGATAACGACCTCGATATATTAACCGAACATGGTTTTACTCACTTTGAACTAGCGCCAGATAAGTCGAACAACATTAAACTGCGGCTTGAGTCAGTGCGCTATTTCTTAGGCAATACCGTGGGCTACGGACAGCCCATGTTATTACTTAATTCTGTAGATGTAACAGTATTAAATAAAGGCTTTATTACCGGCTATAAATATAAAAGATTACAAGTCAGTGGTGATGAACGCTACCAAGAAAAGCCAGACAAAGATAAACACTCACATCCACATGATGCCTTACAGTATTTATGTCAGGGCTTGCGGGGTGAGCCAGAACAAACCGAAACTTTACCAGGCAGTTATGCCGACTATACAACTAATTCAAACACCGGCTACTAGGGCATAACATGAATCGCTTAAAAGTATCGCAAGCAGTACAAAAACAATACCCACACTGGCAAGATACTGAGTACAACGAGCTAACTAAGTTAGACTTTTTTGCCCAACATCTAGAAACCCTATTAGCCGTTCAAATAGCAGCAAGGTCTATTATCGACCAAAGATTGATAGAAGATTTACAGCGCTTTAATGGCACATATACCGATGCAGAACTAAAAGATATGCAAGGTCGCTCAAAAGTATACATGAACCACCTACGCCAAAAGTGTAATGCCGGTGAAGCACAAATATCAGAAACCGCTATTCCCAGTTCAGGCAAGGCATGGGGCATATCAGCCACACCAATACCAGACTTAGACAAAGCACTGCAATCAGATAAAAAAGTAACAATAGATGGTCAGCCATTAGAAGTACAAAACGAGCAAGGCGAAACAGAACAAGTCACCGAAAAAGACTTAGCATCCAGAGAGCAGCAACAAGCTAAAGAAAAAGCCGCAGCAATGGAATTGTTGATTGAAGATCAACTTATCGAATGTAAAGCAGAATCACAATGGCGCAAAGTAATACAAGACGGATCACGTTTAGGCACAGGCATCGTGCGTTCGCCTATTAAAATAGATGCACCGCAGTACCAGTTTGGTAAAGGCAAAGATAATAAGTGGCAAAAGCAACGTATTATTAAACATACACTAGGGCTACGCCAAGTGCGACCTTGGGATTTTTACCCAGATATGACAGCCTCAACAACCGAAGATTCACGATTCTTTTTTGAGCGCGACTATACCACCAAAGCCGAATTACAACGCTGGGCAAACGATAGCGAAAACCCATTAATAAAAGCCAGTACCCGCCGTTTATTACAGCTTAATAAAGACGGTAACAAAACCCAGCACAATACCGAAATGCTCGACAATATACGGGCATTAGCGGGTATGCAAACATCAAGTGATGATGATAGATACGAAATATGGACATTTATAGGTCAAGTACCCGAAGCCGTAAAAGACGAGTTTTTAGCAGCCAGTGGTGCAGACGAACACCAACAAGAAATTGATGAATTAAAACAAATGCCCGATGTCGAAGTCACCTATTGTGGCGGCATTGTACTGAACATAGAGCCATTATTATTTGACCGTGAACAAGTACAACCTTACCAAGTTTGGAACTGGGAAGAAGACGACACCTGTATTTTTGGCAAAGGCGTTTTGCATTTAGGCGGTCATGCCCAAGATGTATATAACACCGCATGGCGCATGATGTTAGATAACAGCGCTATATCGGGTATACCTATGATAGCCATACGTGAGGGAATAGTTGAACCGTTCGATGGCAAATACGAAGTCAAAGCAGGTAAGCCGTGGCGCATTAAAAAGCTAAATGCGTCAATCAAAGAGGCATTCGAAACCTTTAATATAGAATCACGCCAAAACGAAAACGCCAATGTGATTGCCCTGGCAAAAGGCGCAATGGACGAGCTAACCGGTGTGCCAATGTTGCAACAAGGTGAGCAAGGACCAGCATCACAAACATTAGGCGGTATGTCTATGTTAATGAATGCTGCCAATACCGTGCGCAGAAACCAAGTGATGGATTGGGATCACAATATGATAAAGCCCATTATCACCGGCTTTTATCATTACAACATGGCAGAGCATGACGATGATAATGTTAAAGGCGATTACAATGTAAATGCCAAAGGCGTATCTGCATTATTAGTACGCGAAGTACAAAGTCAAAACATAATCAACATGCTGAATATGGCATCCACTAATCCAGCACTCATGCCAGTAGTACAAATAAAAGCAATTCAATGGTTACGTGAATGGTGTCAAATCAATGCAATGGACGACAGCCTAATTCCAACTGATGACGAAATAAAGCAACTGCAAGAGTCACAACAGCCAAAAGAAGATGAACAAGGCGAGGGTCAAGGCCAAGATAATGAACTACAAGCCAAATCCCAATTGCTGCAACTTGAATACAGTTTAAAAAATCAATTAGCTGAAAAAGATCAAGTTAATAAACGTGAAATTGAACTGATAAAACAGCAAACCGAATTAAATAAACTGCAAACAACAGGTCAAATTAAAGAGGCTGAATTTAACCAGCGTATGAAAGAGTTAGAATTTAGACTTGAACGCGAGGCAACCTTAAAACTCAATCTTGAAACCGTGCAAACCAATCGTTTTAATGCCGAACTTGCTTTAAAACAAACCCAAGGCGAAAGAGCAAATATAGGTTTGGAGTCAGCTTAATGAATGTCAGTAAACAAACCCTTATAAAATACATCGAATCTGAGCAAAAAACACTAGCCGAAAACATTTTAGAAACCAATGTAGAACAACGTGATTCAGATTTAATGCGCGGGCAACATCTCGCCCTAGAAGAACTTAAAAAAAAACTTGATAATTTAGAACGCCAAGATTGAAATTATTAAGTTTTAAATATCAGTTTTAATGTAACAAATAAACAATTTCCCTGGGCCTAACAGCCAAGCTGTTACGCCTTTTTTAGCCGCCTTAGTGTTTTGCACTTAGGCGGTTTTTTTATGCCCGCGCAAAAGTTTGCCCGTGCTTAATACAAGGTACAACCCAATGACCAATCCAGTAACCGACCCTGAACACACACATTTACAAGCAGCAGGACTAGACCTACAAAGTAGCTCAGAGCTAACGCTTGAACAAATGTACAACGCTGAATACAGCTTAGATGATCCCGCAACACTTGATACTGCATTGCAAACAGGCTCAAGCGCCGAATTATCCAGTGAACAGCACAGTGACCAAGGCGGCTTAGGTAACGACACCGATACACTTGCCGATGAAACGCCCAGCGCCGTACACGCTGAGCAATCAACTGCAACAACTGACTGGGAGCAAATTGCCAAAGACAATCTGCATAAATTCCAATCGTCACAAGGGCGAGTAAGTGCCTTACAAACCAAAGTGACCAAGTTAGAGCAAAGTGCGCCACAAGCTTATGTGCCGCCAACGCAAAGTGACGATACCAAAGAACTTCTGGAAGAAATGCCTGAATTGCAAAGCCAATTCAGTGCGCAAAATGCCGCACTGCAAGGCCAGCACGAAACCAGCTTAAACATACATAATCAGCTAACCGAAGATGCGCAATATCACTTAGAGCAAGAGCAAGCAAATCAGCAATCCCTATTCAAAAACACCGTAGCCAGTGTGCATGATGGATTTGAAACCACATGGAATAGTCCTGAGTTTGTGAGCTACTACCAAGGTTTAGATGATTTTTCAAAGCAACGTGCTATGTCAGCCAATCCCGCAGATGTCATTCAGACATTAAACAACTTCAAGGCACAAACCGCCGCCCCTAAACCACACATCCGAAAGCCAGCAGGAAAGCCCAATTCAAGTGGAGCTTATCCCGCACAGGCGCAAGAAGGTGCATTTGATTTAGAAGCGGAAATGAATAAAGAATACAGCTAATTTTTAGGAGAGTGCCATGTCAGCACCAACAATGAATAAATACGGTCAAATTGACCAGACAGTCGGTTTTCAAGCAGAAAAAACATATCTTAAACATGCCATGAACAAAGAAGTTTTGGGCAAGTTTGGTGTGCCAGCGTTTTTATCTAAAAAGTCAGGTAATCAAATTCACTGGCAGCGTAAAAAGTCATTAGCGCCTATTCGTGTCGCTTTAGTAGAGGGCCAAGCACCTAGCGGTACGGTTTTCCAATATGAAAAAGTGATAGCAGAAATTAAGCAGTTTGGTGCGTGGATGCCTATTACTGACCAAGTGGTAGATTTGCATGAAAATAATGTCACAAAAGACATGATCGAATCGCAAGGTGAGCAAGCCGGTATTACCGCAGAAATGGTAATGTGGGATGTGATCACTAA